GAATCATCCACATTCTCATTTTGGGGCCTCCAAGCCCGTATGTCTTTGCGTTAGAAAGCAACGCGGAGTTTCGTGGGCGCATTCTACATCGGAAATGCCACTTTTGAGTTTTTATAACTGTCCGGGGAGTTGTGAGAGTGGATCGGGTGATTGTGCCGTCGATAATCGAATAATGAGTTATTGTAATTACAAAACATAAAGTGGAAAGTGGTATTGCATAGCGCAGATCGCTTTTACACACAATCAAACGAAAGCCTTATATAGCACATGTGCATGGTGGGTCGTGCGCGCGCGCGAAGCGATTATTCTACTACTTACTACTTATTTAGTAATAATAATAATAATATTGTTTGGTTGCATATAAGGGGACTAGGAGGGGGTTTGGTGTGTTTTTATTGTTCAAGCGGAAGAACGTCTGTTTTCGTGTTTGCGTCAAAACCCGTCCAGAATCGTCCCCAAAAGTCGGAATTGGATCAGGGTATGCGCCCCTGGACTGATTGGAGAAAAATGGCGTGCTAAAACAGACGTGACTTTGTGGGTTTCGAGCTTTCTTTCTTGGGGTGTAATAACTAAACGGTGATTTATGACGGTCCTGATTAGTGTCGATCCGTCGATCAAAGACTTTGGCTGGGCGGTGTTTTTGGTCGATGACAAGAGAAAGGTCTGCGGGTATTCAGATAGTGGGTTTATTCGATTCAGCTCTAAGGTGAGTTGGGAAGAGCGGATCGACGAAAGCGTTGATTCGATCGGGGAAGCCACAAAAGGCTGGGGGAAGGGTTCTGGTGGTAGTGGCGGGCTTCTCGGCGCGATTGAGCACCCCGAGCCTTATGCAAGCGCTCGAGGGGAAGCCGCGAAGAACACGGGAGCAACGCTGAAGTTGATGGCCCAGGCCTGGTCGATCCGTGCAGCGATGAGAGCTAACGGCGGTAGAGTGACGATGACGACCCCAACTGGGTGGAAGGGTCAAACGAACAAAGACCACACTGCCCGTCGGATGCTCCGTGCTTGGGGCCTCAATTTCGATAATCACAATGAATGTGATGCAGTGGGTATCGGGACTTGGTACATTCGAGAAATTCTCGGCTATAGACTGACAGGTAGGTAGGTAATCCAGCACAGTGGCCCCCATGAAACCCTCACCTTATCTGTAATGGACCTGGTTGATGCCGAAGAAAACGACGAAGAAAGTGGCGGGCGGCCCAACTAACCCGAGGCGCAACCCGAGGGGTCGACCGAAGGGCGGTAAGCTTGTCACCGATGAGCACATTGCCCAGATGATTGAGTGGGTAGCTCAGGGTGTTACCCCTTGGAATTTGAAGACGAAGCTCTACAAACTGCTGGGCACTGAAGTGTCGCCATCGTGCTTCAATCGCCAAATGGCGAAAGTTCGCGCCTACTTGCGGGAGATGTGGACTCGACCTCAGGAGGATATGAGGGTCGAGTCACTATCATTCTATGCAGAGGTGAGGGGCAACAGCCGCGCTATGATGCAAGACCGATTGATGGCTGCCTCGCGAATTGATTCTATCCTCGGACTCGACGCTCGATTCACTCAAGGGCTCGGAAACGAGAGCGTTGAAGACTTCGTCGAGAGAATCAACGACATCCGCCGGGGAATGCGCGAGAGCGTTCCTGCGGCGCCTGAGACCATTCCTGAGCCTCCTGCGGCCAAAAAGCCAGCAGCTGCCAGGAAGGGAGAGAAGTGAAATTATGGGGCCTCAGGTGATAGGCCGATTCCTGGATTCCGTTTCTCTCGTGTTCTCACCTGAGGTCCCGTTTTGATCAAGCCCAAACCCAAGCGGCTATTGAATAACCGCTGGTATCCCCTCAGATACCACAGTAAGCAAGCTGAAATGTCACGCTCGGATGCGCGGTTCATTGTCAACGCAAGTGGTCGTAGAAGCGGTAAAACCGAGCTTGTAAAGCGATTGGCGATCCAGCGCGCCATGGACTTCATCAAGTTTGACGACGGTCGCTTTATCTTCGGTGCCCCTACGATTCCGCAGGCCAGACAGATCTATTGGAATGACCTGAAGCGATTCACCAACATCCCTGGACTACGCCTCAAGGCGCCTAACGAGTCACGACTCGAGATCACCCTATTCAACGGGGCTCGACTGCAGGTGCATGGGCTTGATAAGCCAGAACGAGTCGAGGGTGACCCGATTGATGGCATCGTGCTAGACGAGTATGGCAATATGAAGCCAAGCGTCTGGGATGAGCACGTTCGACCAGGCCTAGACACTCCCGACCGTGAAGGTTGGGCCATGTTCATTGGGACGCCTGAGGGTCGAAACCACTACTACAAGATCTACCGAAGAGCTACTACGGATACGACCGGGCGTTGGCAGTCATTTCATTGGCCCAGTTGGGAGATTCTCACAGAAGAGGCTATTGAGGAGGCCCGTCGAGACCTCGATGAAATGACCTTTAGGCAAGAGTACGGTGGTGAGTTCGTCAATTTCGGCGGACGCGCATACTACTGCTTCGACCCGGACATTCACGCGACCAGGAGGCTTCCTTACGATCCCGAGAAGCCAATCGCGCTCTGCTTCGACTTCAACGTCTCACCCGGTATTGCAGTGATTTGCCAGGAGCATCCGACTTATGACTCTCGGGGGAATCAACTCGAGTGGTGTAAGGGGATTCCGAATCTCGACCCAGCTGGTGTTACCTGTGTGATCGGTGAGGTGTGGATTGACCGCAACTCAAACACCCCAAAAGTATGCAAAGTATTCACGAAGAACTGGAAGAATAAGCACAGAAGCGAGGTTCATTGTTTCGGTGATGCAACCGGCGGTGCGCGGCATACAAGCCAAACTGAGGGTACTGACTGGGACCTCATCTGGGAGTATCTGAAGCCGGAATTTCCGGGGCGATTGCACCTGTATAACAAGCGCTCGAACCCTCCTGAGCGAGTCCGCGTTAATTCCGTGAATTCGCGTCTACAGACAGCCGATGGCTTTGTTCACTGCCTAGTCGACCCGTACGAGGCCCCCCACTTGATGGAGGATCTTGATACCGTCACTTGCGATGAAGCCGGCGAGCTTGATAAGAAGACGGATAAAAGACTTACTCATCCCAGCGACGCTTTCGGTTACTATATCGAAGCTGAGTTCTCGATTGCGGCATCCGAGCTACAGTCAACGGAGTATTGATATGCAAATCCTCACCATTTGCCTCCTGCTCCTCGTTTTCGCACTTCCTGGCTGCAAAACGGCTATCTCTCCAGAGTGGTCGCCAAGGATCCAGGAAGCTTGCGAGAAGGGGCAGCTTACCATCGGCATGACTCGCGACCAAGTCAGGTCGTCATGGGGGTATCCCCAGAATCGTCATGTCTTCACAACCAACTCGGTCTCCTATGAGACCTGGGTCTATCACCCCACCAGGCGTAGCACCTGGCTTGTTATGTTCGACCCCAGGGGTAGGGTCAGTTCTGTAAGCCAATAGGAGTGGCCCATGAAGAGCTTTCTCACTTTCATCATTCTCGCGGTCTGCGCGCTTCTTCAGGCGTGCCAATCGCCTGGTCAGGGTGCTGCGGCGGGTACGACGATCCCGCAGACGCAGGGAGCGCAGACGGTAGGCAATGACCAGGGTCAAGCGAGTGCCGCCGAGACCGGCGCTGCGACGACCCAGTCGAATCCCCTCATTTTCAACATCATGGCGGCGAAGACAGTCAACATCAAGACCGAACCGGGCAAGACGACCGACGTTGCTGTTGTCGGCTCCGACGATGCCGAGGTGAATATATCCGGCGCCGAGTTCGGATTGATGAAGTGGGGCAGTTACAATTCACTCGATGCCAGTACGTCGAGTGGTGGAGGAGCTGCGGGTGGTGTAGGCGGAGCAGTCAGAGCTCAGGAGGGAGTGTCGTCTTCCGGGATCAATCCGACACTGCCTGTCTCGACTCCGCCAACTCCCGCAACCCCGGTCACTCCCCCGGGAAACTGAATGGGACCTCCCTGACGGAGGGAGTCGCCGCGCCCTTTGGTGGGCGTCTGGCGGGCGGCGGGGAGCGTCCGAATCAGTAGGGAGTAGGGGGAGTCGAGCTCGAGGTGTGCGAGCTTGATTCCCCCGTCTTTTTGTGAGAGTAACATGCCCAGAGAACTCGAATTCAAAAACACCAAAGTGGTCATCATTGCCGAGTCGCTCATCCGTGATGCCACTCGGGATGTCAATGCAGTGAACCCAGTGGTGTTCATCACCTATCCAGACGGCACTACCGGCACTGAACTGGCTATGATTGCCAAAGAGACTGCCTCGGTTGTTCGTGCCGTTGATGAGCTGGAGAACGAGAATGCCAAGGCCAGTTGACTTTACCGAAGCCAATTGCATATTTCACGCGCCGGACGATATGCCCGACTGTTCCTCCATTCAAGTGTGGAAGGGATGTGATGAGCACAAGCAAGAGCTCATCATCGAGGTCTGGGAGTTCACGCCCGAAGAGATCATCGATCTGATGGGGAATGGCAGAGTCTATCTGACGGTCCTCGGCGGATCCTTGCCCCCCATCGCGCTCAGCACCGAAAACCCCTTTGTGAAGGTATCCGATGAGCCTGAGAATCCCGATCCGCGGGGCTGATTACCAGCCCAAGTTCCGCGACCTCAAGACCGCTGCAAAGCATATCGCTGACAAGGGCGATTTGAGCTTTGATTCCGGTGGGTGGCCAGATGAGCGAATCGTCTGGACTGACGGCAGCACGTTCGCCGACTACATTCCACCACTCACCGGCGGCAAGCGGCATGTACTGCCCGCAAATGCCTCTTTAACCGTCCTTCGGGCATGTCGTGAGTGGGAGTGTCCCTCGGCTGACAAGTTCGACGCAGTCAGGCAAATCATCGAGGCCACCAGTAATATGGGGGTGATCACCCAACCCGGCTATGAGAGGCTGAATCACCTCGCCGGGTTGCATCTAGGAGGTCATCAGCCGGCGAACACACCACATCCTGATACTCGGATTGAGTGGTGGCGTGACAACTGGTCCTCCAATCTGGGGGGCAATCCGAAGAAGGGGTGGTACTTCGGGACATTGCCGGGACGTTCGGCCAATGGCTGGGATAACAACCACTACAATCGATTGCTCTGGGAGACTGGGGCAATGTGCTTCGAGACGGATCATGAGAAGCGCCAGGGAGCTTGGGCTTTCTACCTTCAGCAGGCAGTCTCGTATGAGGGCTTTGGCCGGATTCAATCGGGACCGAAGAAGGGCTATTCGCGGACTGAGAAGGGTGATGTCTACGTTGGCCGCGACTCCGGCGGGAACGATGTCACCGCATATGAAAAGGACTGGGTCCCGAACCTGGTAGGATCGGCTCTTTTGACCGAGCAGGAACTCTTCACGGAGGCTCTGGTCGAAGCCGCTGATTTCTATTCGGCAATCACCTATCAATGGGGCGGTGCCTGGGGCGCAAGAATTCCTGGTCGAATCCTCGAGAACATGCTTCAGCTTTGGATGGTTTTGCCCACTCATCGCTGGGCTCTCGAGCGTGAAATGGGCCAGGTGCTCGACCTCCTCCTTCACCAGCTTGACAAGAGCGAGTGGTTCTGGCTCAATCTAGGAAATCGGGGGAAAGGCCCAATGTCCGGCTGGATGCACTCTGAGGCGGTAGCATCGATCCTTCGGGTGCACGAGCATATCCCGAGCTTGCGTGATCGTGGACCGTCGCGAGCTGATTGCGTCAAGATCATGCAGCGAGTCATGGACACTACGAGTGGCATCGAGGGTGGGTCCGAGATGATCAACGGATACGCTTGCTTGAGGTATCGCTTCCACACCAACACCGGGGAGTCGATGAACGCGGTCTTTGCTGTGAACACTGCTTTTGCGCTTCCCGCCTTGCGACTGTTGCAAGTCGAGATGCCCACCGAGTACGAGAACTGCAAGGAGTTTGTTCAGCGATTCGCCGGGTCGTCAATCGCTGATGTCCGGGCCGACACACCAGTTCCGCTGGATCAGATCGGCTACCGATTCCCTCGAGAGGGTCCGGCTTGGACGAAGACAATTCTGGAATGGATCGAAGGCGTCCGCTGAAGGGGTAAACTATGGTGAGTCCAGTTAGCAGCACCCGTGGGAAGCACGCAATCACGTTGGCCGCCAATGTCGTCAATTCGACGACGGTGGCCTATGACCGTATGACTCGCAGATGGGGACTGCCGGATACGTTGATGGGTGGCACTGTGAGTATGCGCGAGGCGGGGGAGAAGTACCTCCCCAAGGAACCCCGCGAACAACAGCGCACTTGGCAGAATCGCTTAAACAGATCAATCCTCTTCAATGCTTACGAAGATACCCTCAAGAAGGTGTCGGCGAAGCCCTTTGAAGAGCCGATTACCATCAAGAACGAGGAGAAGCTCGATCCCCGACTTTCGAAGCTGCCGAAGAACGTGGACATGCAAGGCAACTCGCTGACCCAGTTCGGAAATGCCCTATTCAAGAACGCTCTTCATAGGGGGCTGATCCACGTCTACATCGACTATCCAACGGTCGACCTCGAGAATCCGCCGACCCTGTCCCAGGAGATCGAGGGAAACATCAGGCCCTACTTTACTCAGGTCGATCCGATTGACCTTCCGGCCTGGCGTTCTCGAGTGATGCCGTCGGGTGAGCGGATGCTAGCTCAAGTCCGCCTGCTCGAGACTGAGGTCATTCCCGATGGTGACTTCGGTGAGAAGGTGAGAGAGACCATCCGAGTCGTCACAGCGCCTGATTGCGATGACCTCGATATCCTTCAGAAGTTCATCGCTCGGGAGATTGACTGGCGTGTCTTCGTTGATCGTGGCGGCGAGCTTGGTGAAGTGAGAGTGTTCGAGCGGGTTACTCAGAAGGACGAAGACCTGCCCGAAAACAAGCGCTCGAGCTCGAACTTTGAGGATTCGAAGTTCGAGGAGGTCACCGAGGAGGGTGGAGCTCACACCTATCCTGGAATTCCGCTTAGAACGCTCTATATCAACAAAACGGGGTTCATGACCGCGGAGCCACCTTTCGAGGACCTTGCCTGGCTGAATCTCGCTCATTGGCAAAGCATGAGCGACCAGCGCAATATCCTCCGATTCGCTCGAGTCGGTATCCTTTTCATGACCGGCTTGAGCAAGCAGGAAATGGAGAAGGAGCTCGTCGTCGGCCCCACCCAAATGTGGCGCTCGACCAATCCCGAAGCGAAGCTCACTCACGTTGAGCACTCGGGCGCATCGATTGAAGCGGGTGAGCGTGACCTCAAGGAACTCGAGAGGCGAATGGAAGTGCTCGGACTGCAGCCATTTGTTGAGAGTGCTGGTAACGTGACCGCCACTGCTCGATCAATCGATACCAGCAAGGAGCAGGCGGCAATCAAGTCGTGGGTTCGCGGGCTCGAGCTCCTGCTCGAGCAGTGCTTCGAATGCGCGAGTATCTGGCTCGGCGTTGAACTGCCCGACGACTTCGCCGTGGACGTCTTCAGTGAATTCTCGCTCGGCATGAAGGCAAGCACGGATACCGATCAGCTGATCAAGCTCCGCGACCCGATCAATCCCAACATCAGCCACAAGACGCTTATCGCCGAACTCAAGAGACGGGGGCTGCTCAGTGATGATGTCGACTCCGACGAGGAGATGGAGCGTATAGCTGAAGAGGGAGGGGGAATTGACCGTTTCTTGGAGTCGGGGATCGACCCGGTTACGGGGCTGCCCATTGACCACAGTACCGATCACACGAAAGACCCAGTCAAGGAACCCGATCCGGAGCTTCCCGCCGAGGAATAGGTGATTCCGTTCCTGCTCCTCGAATTCGCGGCACTCAGGAACCGAAAGGGGTGAACGATGGGTAGACGAGTCCGGGCAGCCCAATTTCGCACGGTTAACGAGCAGCTATTCGATGACGCCATCATCCATGCTATTCGTCTCGAGCGATTCAAGGCTGGCGAAGTGCGAGAGATCGTGGCGATGCTCAAGAACGAGATTATGCCGAGCATCGCTGCAAGACTTGAGTCGAGGATAGCCCGAATCGCCTCCAGGGGGTTCGATTCGGGCGTTTTCACGACTAACCGTTATAAGGAGATGATCCGGTCAATCAATGCAGTGATTGAGAAGGGCTATGGCGGAATCAGCAATACCATTGTCAATGACATGGTCGAACTGGCCCGACTCGAGACAGAGGTGGTGCTGACCAGCCTTAGTCGGGCGATGCCAATCGCAATCAGCTATTCCACCCCTTCCTCAGCGGTCCTTAAGGCTCTTGTGACCAACAAGCCGATGGGTAACGTCGGCGTGACCATGAAAGAGGCTCTTAGCGGCCTTTCAAAGGGTGCAAAGACCATTGTAACCCAGCAGATCAGGGTCGGTATCGGGTCTGGTGAGTCACTCAGTCAGATAGTCCGTCGAGTGAGGGGCGCAACTGGGGCTGAGCAGCTGTTGAAGCGCCAGGCAACTGCAATCGTGCGGACTTCGATTGCTCATACCTCAAATGCTGCAAGAGAAGAGACCTTCGCGGCCAATAGTGATGTCATCGGCAAGCTTCAGTACGTTGCCACACTCGATTCACGCACTACGGACATTTGTGCCAGTCTCGATGGTGAGGTGTTTGGCCTATATGAAGGGCCCCGTCCGCCGATGCACCATCAGTGTCGGTCGAACATGGTGCCCGTCACGAAAAGCTGGTCTGAGCTTGGTATACCGGGTTTGAAGGAGCTCCCTCCCACGACTCGAGCTGCGTTGGGTGGGCCAGTGTCCGAGAAGACTGGATACGGTGATTGGATTCAACGCCAGCCCATCAAAATCCAGAATGAGGCCTTGGGAGTTGGAAGAGCCCAATTGTTGCGGTCTGGCAGAGTGAGTATCAGTCAGTTCACTGATAGTCAGTACAGACCACTGAGCCTCAAGCAATTGACAGCACTCGCAAATTCATGAATTTGGTAGCCGTGCGGTTACTTGCTTGTCACATAGATTTTGGTCGTAAGCTTTAGGACGGGATGTCCGTTCCGGCGCGGGACGCAAAGGAGTTAGTCAATACCATGCCATTTGATGCACTGATTTCCGCCGAGCAGCACGGGACTCTTCCCGATGTCGTGAAGGCGGAGTACAAGAAGCGCGAGGACGGGATGTTCTTGCTGCAGGTCAACGAAGTCAGCGGATTCGGTCTCGAGAATGTGACCGGAATCAAGAAGGCGCTTTCCACCGAGCGAAAGCTCAGGGAAACCGCTGAGGCCAAGGTCTCCCAGTTCAAGGACATCGATGCTGAAGCAGCGCGGGATGCGCTGGCGAAGGTTGCCGAGATGGACGGGTGGGACAAGGACACGAAGACGAAAGAGCTCGTCGAGCAGGCGACTCGCAAGCTGAGCGAAAAGCACAAGACCGAACTCACCCAGAAGGAGCAACGTGAAACACAGCTCATGGGTGCGCTCGAGGGTGCTCTGATCGAGTCGGCAGCGACCGCGGCGATTGTAGAACACAGTGGCAACGTCGATCTGCTCCTGCCCATCGTTCGCAAGTATGCGAAGGTCGAGGAGAAGGACGGCAAGTTCGAAGTCCGCGTCCTCGACGACGATGGAACCAACCGAATTACCAGTAAGACGGGCTCGACTGACCCGATGGGTATCGGTGACTTCGTGTCCACGGTGCTGAAGACTGACAAGCGGTATCAACCCGCTTTCGTTGGATCGCAGAACAGTGGTGCTGGCGTCAAGCCCAAGGGGGGCAAGGACACTAGCGCTGATCGGGATCGGCGTGAGGGAGACGCTCCAGCAACTCTCAACCCGGTTGAAAGGCTCCGGCAGGCGCGTGAGCAGGCAGCTCAAACGTCGGACGAGTAGACAGTAAAATCAGGCGAAAGCGCGGCGGGATGCCACCCCTCTGACGGGATGTCGGGGTAAAAGCTGAGGCCTTTGGCAACAAAACGAAACCAAGAAGGTCAGGAGAAAATCCATGGCAGTTACCCTACTTGAAGCAGCCAAGCAGATGACTGGTGATGTCATCCGCCAATCGGTGATCGAGGTCTTTGCTCGATCCACCGACCTGCTTCGTGTCATGCTCTACACCGACATCCAGGGTGGAGCCTACAAGTACAGTCAGGAGCAGGCGCTCCCCGGCATCGCCTTCCGAGGCATCAACGAGTCTTACACCGAGTCGGCTGGCGTGCTCAACCCCGCGGTCGAGCAGCTGGTCATTCTCGGCGGTGACCTCGATGTCGATAAGGCCCTGATCAAGTTCCACGGCGAGGGCATCCGTGCCACTCACGAGGCGATGAAGATCAAGGCCATCGCTCACGAGTTCAGTCACCGATTCATCAAGGGTGACTCTCAGACCGACCCCAAGGAGTTCGACGGACTGCAGAAGCGGCTCGTCGGCAATCAGCTCATCGCTGCGGGCTCGACCTCGGGCGGTGACGTCCTGTCCTTGCAGAAGCTGGACGAGCTCATCGATGCCGTTGATGAGCCGAACTATCTGCTGATGTCGAAGGCCATGCGCCGGATCCTCACGACTGCCGCTCGCAATCAGAGCGTCGGCGGTCACGTCTCCTATCAGAAGGACGAGTTCGGCCGTCAGGTCACGGTCTACAACGACCTGCCGATCCTCATCGCCGACGGTAACGGTGATGTGAACTCGACCCTCGGCTTCAACGAGGCGAATCCCGGCGGCGGTTCGAGTGTCGGAACGTCGATCTACTGCATGTCCATCCAGGAGGGCATGCTCTCCGGCATCCAGAACGGTGTTATGGACGTGACCGATCTCGGCGAGCAGGACGCCAAGCCCGTGTTCCGTACTCGAGTCGAGTGGTACAACTCGATGCTGCTCGAACACCCCCGGGCGGCGGCGCGTCTCTACGGTATCAAGACCGGCGCGGCGGTGGCCTGATCCGACTGCTAGCTGCTTAACAGCGGCATAGTCCTTCAACAGAAAATTCCTTAGGGAGACAACTCGAATGAGTGTTACTCAAAAGACATACGATTCCTCGCTCGTCCTCAAGGCGGCGGGGCTCATCGCGGCGAGCGCTGCCGTCGCCACTATCGTCGACCTCGGCGATTGTCCCTGCCATGCGGACGTCGTCATCGACGTTACCGCTCTCGAGATCGCCTCGAACGACGAGCTCTACGACATCGTGATCCAGGGTTCCCCGGATTCCGACTTCGGAACGGCCGGCAACATCATCGATCTCGCTTCCTTGACGCTCGGCGCCAAGGAGGTCATGCGGTCCAGCAGTGACCGTGACAGCGTGATCGGTCGCTACCTGCTCGGTCTTCGGAATGAGGCCGATCTGGCTGGCGTCGTGACGACCTTCCGCTATGTCCGTCTCTACACGGTCGTCGCGGGCACCGTCGCTACCGGCATCAACTACTCTGCGTACATCGCGAAGCAGCAGCCGGGGGCCTGATCGATGTCGTTCCAGGATCGTGAGAAGGTGACTATCCCGTTGTCGAGCCTCGACTCTCAAGGCTTGGTCACGATATACGACCTCATCGACGGGGGCACCAAGCGGTGTTCCCCGATTGATGCTCGCGAGATTATCGCGAGTGGTTGTGGGTCGTTGACCAAGCCCGATTCTGCTCCCATCACCGATGATGGTGATGATGATGCAGCGCAGAGCGAAGTCGAGGGCTTGACCACGGCGAAGGTGACCCGACCCAAGGCCAAAAGAGGGAGCGGGGCCGCTACTCGGCAGTAGTCACCCGTAGAGCTTCGCAATGGCAGCTACATTTGTCGTCGAAGATGGTACTGGTCTGTCCACCGCTAACGCACTAATCAGCGAGGCGGAGGCGGATCAGTATCACGACAACAACGGAACGCGGACAGCGTGGGACCTGGCCTCCGATAAAGAGCAGGCGATCCGCAGCGCAACAAAGTACCTTGAGGTCAAGTACAAGGGGAGGTGGCTCGGTTCTCGAGCTGTCGCAACTCAGGCACTTTCGTGGCCTCGAGCTGGTGTTGAGGACTGCGACGGTTACGCCGTCGATAGTGACTCGATTCCCCAAGACATCAAGAACGCTTGTGCTGAGCTCGCCCTCGATACAGTGACTGAGTCCGATCTCCTTGCCGATGAAACCTCGCCAGTTGGCATAATCAAGCGCCAGCGAAACAAGGTCGGTGAGATCGAGCAGGACATCGAGTACATCGGGGGAGCTGATTCCACTACTCTCCGCACTACCGTTGCTGGATTGGTTCGTAACTACGTCACCGACTCTGACGTCTTGGAACGCGGTTGAACATGACTACTCTTGACGACACTTTTCTCCCACTGACTGCTAACCTAATCAGCAGCTTCGGCAAGTCATTGACTTTCGTCGTGGCGACTGACAGCTACGACCCAGCTACTGGGTCAAATACGGTGAGTGAGAGCACAAGTGTTGTCAAGGGTGTCCTGTCTGCTTACAGCAGCCGGTTCATCGATGGCGACCTAATCCAGAATGGCGACTTGAAAGCGCTGATCGCGGCTCAAGGACTTACCTTTACTCCAACAGTGGGGCAAAGGGTTGAGTTCAACAGCCAGAAGTGGCGCATTGTTGCAATTGCAAGCCTCTACAGCGGTGATGAGATAGCTGGGTATCGTCTTCAAC